ACGATTGGTCGCGCCACCACGGCATCGGCGCCAGCCGCGATGGCTGGCAGCTGATCGGCCAGGGCAAAATCGGCTGCGGTGATCTCGGCAGCACCCTCCCCCCAGGGCGGCCCAGCTGGCTGTTCGAGCGCCTCTGAACTGTCCGGAAATACCGGATAGTTCGATTTGATAACGCCCGGGGAACGGCAAACGCTCGGGGGGCGGCGGCGAGCGCCCAAGGGCCCCTAAGTCCAGGGGCTCTTGTCCTTCCAGGCAAGCGGTCGCAGCACCCGGCCGGTGCTGCGCTGGTGGCCGTCGCCGTAGATGTCGGAGCTCGACAGGCGGCCCTCGACGTGATGGAGCAGGCGGCCATCGGGCAGGATGACGCCCACATGGTTGAGCCCGGGCACGAAACGGCTTTGCAGAACGGCATCGCCAGCCCGGATCTGCTCCCGGGGCACCACAAAGAAGCCGGCCTCGGCGTACAGGCTCTCGAACAGGGGCTGGAGCAGGAACTCTTCTGGGTCAGCGGGCCGCTCGAAGTCCGGCAAGTGCAGGTTTTGCTCGGCGTACCAGTCCCGTACTAGCGCCCAGCAGTCGTGAACCCCCCATGACCATTGCCTGCCGATCAACGGCGGCTTCCAGCCACTGGGCTCAAAGCTGAACCACTGGCCCTGGCCGTCACCCAGGTGCGGGGAAACGATGTGCCAGGGGATCCCCCACTTCTCGCAGCCGGTGCGATCGGCATCAGATGGATGTGGGAAGCCGTCGGGATGGGAATGGATCACCGCCACGATTGTTCCGGCCCGGGCGGCGGCCAGGTAGTCGGCTGGATCAATGCTGAAATCGGTCTGAATCGGGTTGATGTTGCGGCAGGGCCAGTAGCGCTCCTTGCCGCCCACCACCACCACCAGGCCGCAGCTTTCGCGGGGGGCCTCGGCCACTGCGGCAAGCAGCGCTGCAGCACGGGTCTGGCTGTTCATTGCTGGCGATCAGGCATTGTAATTGCCAATACCTGGATAACCACCGTATGGAAGTTCAGCGCCTTCGCCATGGCGTAATCGACAACCAGTAAGCGTCTGGCTGCAGACGCTCAATTCGGCTGATGCGACTGGATTGTTGTTTTCGTCAAAAAAGTTGGGGCCGTTGTAGCCGCAGCCATCGCCTCCCAACACAAAGGTGCATTGCTTGAGGCATTGGCGCCGAGGGCCCCGTTCACCCACCAAGCTAAACGCTGATTCCATCTTGAATTCGACTACATCGCGGCATTCAAGCTCCTTCTTGTCAACGTAGTAAATCTCTGGCGGAAATGTCGCAGCCGGGTTGGGTGTGCCGTAAGGATTCACCCCATCATCAAAATTCGCGGCATCAAGGAACCTGGCTAGGGTTCTGATTCTGGTGAACTTGGCCATGCCAAGGTCGTTGCCTGGGGTGAAGGCATTGACCTCATTGAGGATTGCGGAAATTTCACCATTGACATTGCCCAGCCGCAATGTGGGTGTAGGCAGCACCCCTTTGCCGTCATAAGCAAAGCCGTCGGCTTCAATTGTGATTGGCCAATAGGAATTACCAGCCCAAATCACTGGTATCACTGTGCTGGAAGCGCTATAGGTGTTTGAAAACCTAAAGGTTTGATCAACGCCGTGGATTCGGCAGTTGGTTTCGATTTCAAACAATTCGATGATGGAACCAGGTTCCATCGACGCGAGTTCAGCCCTAAGTGTTGCATCCATTATGATTTAGATTACGGCACCTGGACGCAGCCGGGAATATCCATCCCAGGTAAAAATCACTTCATAAGCGGCGTTGGCGAATTCCCAGAGCCCCCTGGCGGTGGCAAAGTTGGAGTAATCGTAGGCGGATCGGCTGAAACCGTACCCAGTGTTGGTTTCTGCACCCTGGAGCGGCAGCGTTGGGTTTGCTGTGTAAATGTAGAATACACTCATGGATCCGCCCATGGAATTGCCTGGCCCTGAATAATAAGCAACGTAAATATCTATATTTGAGTACCAAGGGCCTAAGTAGCCTGCGGCGCTATAGTTTCCTTCCAATACTATGCCCCCAATCCCATATGTAATAAGCTGGCCTGTTGTTGTGCGCAACGGTCGCCAACTCGTTGTGATGTTATTTGTCACTGGAGGCGCCGAGCTACCGCCGAGGCCGCCATATCCCCGCTCCGACCACTGAACACCAACCCACCGAACGTATGCGGCTGAAGGGTGCAAAGCAAAATCAGGCTGCGCCCGGCAATAATGCGGCACGCCACCAATCCTGAACCCAGGTGGTGCCAGTTTCCCCCAAATCCGACGCAGCAGCAGATCAATCTTCACCATGGACTGAAATTCTCTGGCGATTGGCCATTCTTCGACTTTCCACATGGGCGTGCTGCCCTCCGCATAGTCTGGTGGCGTCCAGAGGAATGGTTTCCCATCGGTTGCCCGGGCCTCCAGGAAAGACCGAACCGTGGCCGCTTCACTGAGCTTGATCAGCATCCGCACCCGCCAGGTCTCCTCCAGCGGATGCAGGCCGAACTGGGTGATGTAGCTGTAGCCGTCCCCCAAGGGCTGTTTGGTGGCGAGGCTGCGCACCTCTTTGCTCAGCTCGCTTTTCAACGGCACCGCCGGGAAGGTGGAGTAGGTCATCGGATCCCGAAGGACTGCTCAAAAACGGCCCTGAGCACATACAAGTTGCGGCCAGCCCCAGTCAGCGACCATTGCGGGCAGCGCCAACGCGCTTGGGGGCGGTCCGGTGGCGTCCAGAGAAAGGCCTGGTTGTTGCGCAGGCGCGCCTCAAAAAAGGTGGTGAGGATCTTGGCCTTGTCCATTGGCAGCGGCGCCCATTGCAGCGGCAGGGTGACGGGGAACTGGTTGAGGCCCAGGGCCTGGAAGCGTTCGGGCCCATCGTCAAATTGGCTGCCCCGCAGCTCCGGCTTGGTGGTTTCGGTTGCCGGGTAGATCGGCCGGGGGCTGGCTGGCAGGGTGAAGGGCATCAGTTGTAGAGAATGCCGCCGGGGCGTTTCTCGCGGATTAGCACCTCTTTCACCGCCTGGCCGACCATTTCGCCCAACCTCGAACCCTTCTCGTTGTTGCCGGCGACGGCCGTGCCCGTGGCGTCGACGCTGATCGGGATGGTGATTGATCCGCCGCCCCAGCCGCCGCCGGCCGCTCCTCCCTGCAGCTGCACCGGCAGGCTACGGCCGTTCGGCAGGGGAACAATGGCCTCGGTGCCATGCAACATGGCCGCGTACCCGCTTTTGGGGCCATGGGAGACCCCACCGGCGGCAAACTGGGCCATCGGGAAGTCGGTGACATTGAAGGCGCTGCCTAGGCCCTTGATGCCGGCGCCCACCAGCCCCGCACCCGGGCCCAGGCCGCCGAAGAGGTCGCCGATCAACCCCAGCCCGCCACCGCCACCTGGTGTAAAGCCACTGCCCACGCCGCTTTGGGCCATCAGCTGACCCGCTCGCAGCATCAGCTGGGCTGCGGTCATCTGCTGCCCGGCCGCCCCGCTGAAGCCGCTGAGGGCCTGGAACAGGTTCCCGGTGAGCAGCTGTTCGAGGGGGGCGAGGATGGAATTGAGGGTTGTCTGGGCCAGGCGATCGGCGGTGCCGGCCAGGGCCTGGGCAATCGCCCCCCGAATGTCGCCGCCCTGCATCGCCGTAGAAAGCGCCTGGCGAACGCCGCCGCCCAAACCGCCCACGGTGTCCTCCGTCAGGCCGGCAGCCAGTCGGCCGCGGGGGGAGTTGAGGATTTCAGCCTTGAGCTGGGCGCCCATCCGCTCCACCTCCATGGCTCTGCTCTGCTCCGCCTGGTTGATTCTTAGGGCTTCGGTGTCGAATTCATTGCGGGTTCTGGTCCCTCCCAATTCCTCCTGCAGGTCTTTGATCGCGGTGTCGATGTTGGCCAGCAACTGGCGCGTCTGCTCCATGCTGTCGGTGTTGGCCTGGAGGCTGTTGCCCAGGCTGTTCAGCGGCTTTTCGAGGGGTTGGGCGGCCAGCATCGGTGCCGAGCCACCTGGCAGCCGCCGTAGCGGTGCTGGTGTTGCATCTGGGATGGGGCCATTCATGTCGATACCGGCGAAGATGTCGGGCCCACTGCGGGGTCTTGACGCCATGGCGGGGAGCGCGGCTGAACCTGACCCAGGGACCATGCGTCCCGTTTCCCACGCACGAGTAAGTGCTTCCAGCGCTTGCCAAGCGTCAGCCGTTGATGCCCCGCCTTTGGGGTTGACGTGGGTGGTGACATGGGTCCCAAAGGTCCGGCCCGTAATGCCCTGGCTCCCAATGCGGTCGCCGGGCCCCAGGGTCATCCCTTTGGCAACGTCAATGCTGTCGAAGTGACCGAGGAGCATTTCGTATTTTTTGCCGCCGATATTGAACTCTCCGCTGACCCAGCTGCCGTACCCTTTGCCAGTTGATCCCGCACCGCGGCCCTGAAAGCCGGTGCCGGTGATCGTGAGTTTCCCGAATGGATTGGTGACAGCACCGCCGCGGCCACCAGGCACCACGATGTCCCAGCCGGTTGCTTCCGCATCAGGATCGCGGGTGCGATTGGTCCTGGCCCCTGAAATCATGCGCCCCCCCGTCGCGACCACTGGAGGCGCCGCGGCCCCGGTGGCGCCACTAAGGGTGTCGCGTTGGGCCTGGTTTTTCAGCTGTTCCTTGGCTGCTTCCAGGTTCAAAATGGCGATGTTCTGGCTGGTGCGCTCCACCTGGAGGCGCAGCAGGGCGATCCGCTGCTCGGAGGCCTCCCGCTTCTGCTGAAACTCCAGCTGCTGGCGGGCAACCGATTGCTCCAGGTTCAACTGCCGGGCCTTGGCGTTGTAGAGCTCCCGGACAGCATCGGCTTCGCTCACCAGCCCGGTGCGGCCGAGTGCCAGGGCCTCGATCTGGGCGCCGATCACCGCCGACACCGATGTGGGGTTGTTGCGGGCATCGGCCTGGGCCCGGGCCAGCGACAGCATGCGCTCGGCATCCTGCGCATTGGCATCGAGGCGGGCCTTGGTCAGGTCGGTACGGCTTTTTTCGATCGCCTGCAGCTTCTCCTGGGCATTGCGCTGGCGCTCGAGAATGGCGATCTCCTGCTGGCGGCCGTTTTGCAACCGTGTTTCCACCTGGGTGCGTTCGGCAAGATTGTTTTTGATCGCCTGCTCCTGTTCGTTCAGCCGGGTCAACACCCGCTGCTGGGCCAACGAGAGGTTGGCCGCTTCGACCTGGACGCCCAGGGCCCGCTGCTGGATGTCGAGGCTTTGCTGCTGCAGGGCGCCGGTGCGGCGCAGGTTGGTGGCGCCTTCGGCGGATAGGGCCACGGCGCGATCGGCCGCTTCCAGCTGCTGGCGATAGATGTTGAGAATGTCCTTCTGTACTTGGTAGTTGGCAAGCAAAGACTTCTGCTCAGCAGAGTTGGGAGCAGCGTTTTGGGCTTTTTGATAGAACTCCTCCATCGCCAGCCGGGTTTTGAGCCGCTGCACGTCGATTTCGGCCCGCTGGATGGTCAGCTGTTGCTGCTGGATGGCCGCCTGGCGGATGCTGATCTCCAGCTGCTGCTGCTGGATTGCCTTCTCCGACTGCAAGGCGGTGACCCGCTCACGAATCCGTTGCTGCTCCTGGGTGTTGGCCAGTTGATTGCGGCGGTCTTCGGCCTGGGCTCGGGCTTCGGGGGATGCCGCCACCGACACCTGAAACTGAGCCCGTTGCGTTTCCAGCCCGCGCCGAGCATCGGCCAAGCCAAACAGCTTTTCCTGCACGGCCCGCTGGGCCTGCAGCAGGGCCAGCCCCTGGTTGAGGGCGGTGATCTCGTTGTTGTAGATCTTCTCCTTGATGTCGGCCAGCTCTCTGGTCTTGGCCAGCTGCTTCTCTTCTGGAATCGCCCCGGCGTAGCGCTTCTCCGCCTCCTGCTGCATCTGCTTGGCCAGCGGCGAGACATTGATGCTGCGCAGGCTGATCTTGTCGTTGGTGCCGATTTTGTCGGCAAATTCGGCGGCAATATCGGCTTGCCGCGCCATGATTTCCTTGTCGCTTAGCCCTCGGGCCTTGCCCTCCAGCCAGGCGGCAGCCTTAGCGGCTTCAATAAAGGGTTTCGAGATAACTGCACCCAGCCTGTCGCTTTTCGCTATCAGGCTATCCAAGGTGTCGTTGATTTTGTCGAAGGCGTTATCGCTATAGTCTCCCCCCTGCTGGCCAATCAACCGGAAAAACAGCGTGATTGGCCGCAGCATTGTCGATACCAGCGACGCCAATAGCTGAAACGTCTTGGCAATTGTGGTAAGTCCTGCCGTTACAAACTGAATAATTGGCGTAAGTATGGCACCGGCAAAGTTCCCAACCAGAGCTGTGATGTCGCTAATAATTTGAATAATTGAGGCGCCAACTGATAACACCGGCACCAATGCGCCTGCAAGCTGCCCCGCCAACACGATGACTGGCTCCAGGCCTTCGCCTATGGATCGCATCATGTCGCCAAAGCTGTCTTTTAATTCCGTCAGCGGCGTCAAAATTGCCTGTAATGCACGGGCTGACCCACGCTCAAACCCCTGGCCTCCACTGGTATTTATTGACTGCATCACATCTTGAAAATTGCTTAGCGTGTTCTCCAGCGATGCCGCTAATACTTTCTGACCGTCATATAGCTTATTTAGCTTATCCATCAAGTCGTCATAGTATTTGCCTTCTGCTTGCAAGGTGCGGATCCGCTCGCCGGCACCCTGGCCATAAAGCTTCATCGCCAGCTCATCACCAGGTTGAACATTGCCGCTCAGCAGGCTGCTGGCCTCTCCCCGCAACTGATAACCAGGGATGTTGAGCGTCGCCATTGCCGCAGCGATGCGGGTCGAAAGCTTGGTGACATTGCTAAGGTTTTCTCCCTGCTTCCCCAGGCCAGAGTTGTTCTGGCTGATGATATTAAATGCGTCGTACACCTGGCTGGATGTGGCGCCCGAAATCATCGCCACTTCCTTTTGGATTTCCTTGAATTCGCCTGTGATCCGGCCGCGCAGGGCCCGCATCTGGTTTGAGGTCCCCTCAATGGCTTTGCCGTCTGGGCCGATCACGGCAAAGGCCTGTGAAGTGAAGATGCTGGCCTCAGCAACCTGTTTGTTGAATTCGCCCGTCTGCTGGGACAGGGCTTGCAGGGGCCCGGTGATTGAGCCAACGGCCGCGGCCACAGCGTTGAAGATCGTCTGCAACCCCATCCCTGCCAGGCCGATCTGACCCAGGATTGGCAGCGCCACCCCGGCCGCCCGGCTGAGGCTTGCCAGGCCCCCGGCCATTTTGGAGATGCCGCCAGAGCCGCCATCGGCGCTCTTGCCCGCCTTGGTGAGCATGTCGGCAAGGCTCTCCCAGGCCGACGCATCTCCCTCCATGCCCCGGCTCACGGCCTCCAGCGTGCTGCGCAGACCCACCAGCTTCTGCTGGAGGGTGTTCACCTCGCGGGTGGCGTTGCCGGTTTCGGCGTCAAATTTGACCTTGATGCCCTGCTTTTCTAATTGTTCGGTATATCGACGCAGCTTCTCCAGTTCTTTGTCCAGCTCGCTGCGATCGCCATAGAGCCGCAGTACGGCAGCACCAAGATCGACCTCCCCTCCTGCTGCCAAAGAACCAATTGCCTATTGGTCATTCTGCCGGTTTCATGGTCGAGCGAATGTCCTCCGCCAGCAGGGCGACAATGGCCATGGGCAGACGCCTGGCGCGAATCAACCCCTCGATGGTGGCGATCACGGCTGGCTTGATGTTGGGCTTGCCTCCAGGGAGTGGCGCCAAGAAAGGCAGGAATTCGGTGTGGTCGCTTTTGGCCGTGCCCTGGGATCCAATCGCCAGAACGATCGCCGCCAGCCGGGCCGTGGTGTGGGAAAGGATGTTGGCCTTCTGCTGGTCATGCTCATTGAGCCATTCGATCGCCTTAAAAATGTGGCCGACTGGTTGCAAATGGAATTGATCTGCATGAAAGCGGGGATCATGCAGATCAGAACTGGCCAGGCGAAAGTAGATGCTATTCCAATCGGTTGGTTTTCGCTCTAGAAACGCCCGTAGGTTTGCTATTTGTTCGTGGATGGTTTGCTTTCTGGCGCCCCCTGGGGCTTTCCCCCCCCGGCGCCCCCCGCCTCCCCCGCTGCTGCCGGCTGGGGCCCGCCCTTGCCTTCCTGCACCATGAAATTGATGATGGCGGTGCGGAGTTTGCCCGGCAGCGCCCGGGAGTCTGCGTCGCTCCAGCCTTCCCGCAGGGGCAACCATTCGCCATCCACCTGGGCGGAGCCGCGGCTGAGCACCGCCAGGGTGATCATCCTGGTGTGCTGCTCCTCCTTTGCAGGCAACAAGGCCGCAACGCCCCCGAAGCCGCCCGGGGGGCCCCATTTCATGGCCACGGAGATCTTGAGAGCGGCATCGGTTTGAGGGCTGCTCAGCAGAGCGAAGGCCTGATCGGCATCCATCCCAGAATCCGGGTGCTCGCCAATGGTTCGAGCAATCTCACTCACCTGCAGCATCAACTGGGCCGATTCCCGTTGCTGCCGGTCATATTCCTCAATCTCTCCACCTAGCAAATCGCTGTATTGCCGCAATCGAATGGGGCCAAATTCAACAAATTGTTCTTCAAATGATGCAAAGACTGCATCCCTTGCCTTGGTCGTCATTCGAGCGTTTTGTAGGGAAGGCTTGCGTTATAGATCTTAAGTCTTTCGCTTGCATTCACGCAGGCTGATGGCAGCTTTACGGCGCAACGATCGCCCCCGTAGTCCGCCTCCGATGTCACCTGGGCCCATTCATCGCCAAACGATGGCTCGATGATCATCACGGCCACCTCCATGCGGTTGCAGGTCACTTCGCAGTGAATCAAATGGCAGGAGCCGTCTCCTGCCGCAAGTAGGGGGTAGAAGCCGGGGTCATTCATCGAGGGCCCCGGCTGGCGATCAGGTTCATGCAGTCCGGAAGGTGGTGGCAAAGCCCTGCAGGGGCTTGCGCACACCGTTGGCCGATGCGTTGTTGGAGGCGTCCACCGACTGCTGGATGGCGCCATCGGCCACCCGCAGCCGCAGGATTGTGGCCGCCGGCAGGGAAGCGGCCGGGGTGATCGTCACCACGTTGTTTGCCAGCGCCACCCCCGCCAAGATCTGGACGCCTGAGGAGGCATTTTCCAGGCGGAAGCCACCGCCACCGGTCGGGGGTAGGGCCAGCTGCGTCAGGGCAGCGGTGCCATCGCTGGTGTAGGTGACGGTGATCGCGGCCGAGACCGCCACGGCCGATGCGTTGTCTACCGGGGATGTGGCCCAGCGACGGGTGCCCGAGCTCGGCGCCGTCGCCAGCTGGGTGGATTGGATTTCTCCAATTGGCAGAGGGGTTGGGCCGGAAATGTAACGGCCAATTACTGCCTCGCTGCGGCTCATCAGATTAAAACTAATTTTGGTAAGGCCGGCGTTGCTGGCATTGGGATCGTTGTATCCCCTAAATACGCCGTTAAATCCAGCATAATCATAAACAAAATCACCGCTTGTACCTTGAGCGCGGCCCATTTCCTTGAGAAATTCAATATAAACCTCAAAATCTTTGTCGTAGCGCGACCGTTCAATTATGGCAAAGTCTTCGGAGTAGTCGCCCTGGAATACTGGCGCCGAAGCTGCTGAGACTTCGATGTTGCGCATAAAAAATACCTCACCTGAACCGGTGACTCTTGAGCCTACTGTCACAGAATCTACCCAGCCATTATCGCCAAATAGGTTGAACTCTTCTTCTCTGTCGTCAATTTGGAAGGAAAGTTTAGTGACACCTGGCATATTGACGTAGCCCTGTCCTGTAGGCAGGGTTGGCAGGGTGATCAAGCCTGCGCTATCCCTGGTTGCATATAAACGATTGGGCAGGGTTAAGGGAACCACCCGTACCAGACTGCGGGTTGCTTTGTGGATGCTGGCGCCGATTGCAATTTCAGACATTGTGGGGGAGGGATCTAAGTGAGTTGAATTGGTTGAATAGTAACGACATCCGGCAGCTCTACATTCAGCTGCTCGTAGGTGTCGTCGGTGGCAGCACGGGGGCGCCGTAGCGCATCCGGGAAGGCCCGGAGGATCAACAGGTCGATTTCATCCAGGGTTTGGGTTGAGTCGTAACACACAAATGTCAACGACCAGATGCGGTTGGCGATGATCGTGCCGATGCCGCCGAGCGGCTGCCGAACGGGGCGGCGCTGCAGAACGGCCTCGATGCCGCGGATCCGCCAATCCGGTGGCACCCGATGCTGCCCCTTGCCGCCGCCGGTGATCCAAAAGGCCGGCTTGGTCGCCCCAGAGGGCAGGATGTAGACGCCCAGCTGGGCGCCGAAGAGATCCAGCAGCTGCTCTCGGATCTGGAGCAGGTTGGCGCCACGTTCGACCAGCTGGTCGCTCATGCCACCTCCTCAGGCTCTTCCCCATCGCCCTGGCGCTGCATGGCCAACGCAAAACGCCGCTCGAAGTACTCCTGGAGGGTGATCCGGTCATAAAGCACCGGCCGGGTCCAGGGCCGGGCCGGCATCGTCAGGGCCTGCCCGTTGCTGCCGGTGCGCTTGAACACCGCACCGTCATGGACTGGAGCCGCATAAGGAGCTGCCCACTCAAAACGAATCTCTATGCGGCTATCAACAGTTTCGGGACCGACCACCCGTAGCGATTTGGCGAGGTTGCCGGTGTCCACGATGTCCCGGGGGGAGGGATCGGTGGGCCAGTTCCATTTGTCCTCCCGGATTTCGGCCGTAAAACGCCGGGCCAGGTAGGCCGCAAAGTCGGCGAAGGTCTCATCGATCGCACTATTGATCCGCAGGTCGACCATTGGCATCAGCGGCTGCCTCCGACGATGGTGAATTTGCCCTGGATCGCTTGGCGGATGGCAGGTAGGGCCACCCGATTGATGCCGATGTCCGGCCGCAGCTCAAAGGTGCCGCTGTAGCCATTGATGGTGGCCTCTGCCTGGGAGCCACTGGTGAGCCGTGGATCCAGGGTGGGGGGCTCCAGCAGCCGGCCCGAGCAGTTGTAGTCGGTCATGTCGATCCCCGGCTGGCCCTTCCAGTCGGGCCGTGCGATGCGCAGCGCTGCGGTGTAGGTGAGCGTTTCCGGCCGGGGCACCGGATTGCCCGTCTCCGGGTCGTCCACCGTGGCAAAGCCGCTCACCGCAAATGTCAGGACAGCATTGGCGTGGGTGCCGTAGTTCGAATTCGGCAGCGACGGAATGGACATCAGAAAACCATCCCCACGGTGGGCAGCGTGGAGCGCAGTGCTTCGTATTGCTGGCCGTAGAAGGTGGCGTTCACCCCTGTGCCAGAGATGCCCGTGACGGCCTGGCCGACCATGGCGCCGATCTCGCGGTTGCGCAGATCAAGCAGATGGGCTGCGTAGTAGCCCACACCGCTGTCGTGCAGGTCGCCCCAAATTTCCGCAGCACACAGTTTTCCCGACACCAGCAGGGCATCTTCAATCACCGGCACCGGGTGAATGACCAGCTCCGGGAATCTCTCCAGGAATGCCTCCAGGGTCGGGACCGCCATGATCAGCTCTTCCCGTCCTTGAGCTGCTTGAGCTTGTTGGCGATGTTGTTGCGCACCGGCGTGCGCTCTTCCATGGCCAGCCAGCCTTCCAGCTGCTTGGCATCACGCGACACATGCACCAAGCGCAGTGCCGTGGGCTGGTCGCACGTTTTGATCACCGTGACGCCAAAGGCGGGTGTGTCGTTAACGGTCGGGCCGCCCAGGTCAATTTCTTCAATCGCCCGCTGACCCAACAGTTCTTGGACGCTGGCGCGCTCCTTGGCTTTTTCCCACAACCCAGGATCAATGTCGAAATTCAGCCCGGGTTTGAGGATGAGGCGCTCTTCTTGGCCCACCCAACAGACGACAAAGTCGCCAGCGGGGATCGCAGCCGTCTGCGCCTCGACCACCTCAGGGGTGTAGGCGATGGCCAGACGGCGGTGGGCCGGGGCCCCAGCCTCAACAGCAGCGGCAGGGGCTGCGGTCATGGCAGGGTCCGGCGCCGTAGCGGAATCAACCTCAGGCTTGGTAGAAGCTGGAGCGGGAGCAGTTGCAGTAGCAGCCATAAAACGGGAGGTAATTGGGTATGTGAGCCTGAATTAAGCTGATCAGCCTTTATCGACGTAGGTAATCGATTTGGGGAAGAAAGCAGCAACGCCGGCAAATTTGGCTTCGGCTGGCACCTTGAAGGCCAGATTTACGGGCTGGGGCGGCAAAAACTTAAGAGCCATGGAAATCATGAATTTCACTTTTTCTTCGGAATATTTGTATAGCACCATCCGCTTTGCGCTGAGATTGCCGAACGATTTGCTTGGGTCCAACTCGTTGATTGCCATAACCCGCTTGATTTGCGGGTTACATTTCAAGAAAAAGTCAAGGACGGTCATGGAATCGTACGTCCCCATCTTGGTGGTAGCCACCTTGCGATGGTCGGTATAAGGCAACAACAAGGTGTCTGCGGCTTCCACCTGGTTCGACACGTTACCTTGATAGGTTACTGGTTCATTTAAGATTGCAACCATTTGGTCAGGGGTGATGTTTGCGGCATCAAACCACCCGTCGGTGGCACTGCCGGTGATCACCAGCCTGTCTACGGCTGGATGGTTAAAGAACCCTTTAAGACCGGTGCCGGCTTGTCCAAAAAGGGCAACTCGATTGGCACGCTCTTCATACGCCGATCGAGCGGCATCAGCCTTACGCTGATCCAAGCTTATACCAGCAAATTGAGCCTTCCGGATCTCTTCGGTAGTGTATCTAAAAGAAGTGCCATACTGGCGGATCGGGTTAATCACCTCACCTCGTTTAACATCTGAGGTGGGCAGATCATCACCGCTGTCGCTGATGAGATCCATCTCACCGACACGATCCCATAGATCGTAAGTATAAGTTTCCGCTCCTTCCGGAACCTCAAAGCTGACAGGCAAGATTTTGCTATAAACAATCTCGGGGTATTCTTTTTCATAGGCTTTAGCAAGTTTGTGCCGCAGTTCTTGTTGCAGAAAAGCTCCAGCTGCGGCCTGGGCGTCGTTGCGAATGGCCATGGTGATGATTGGCGAGGTTTGGGCTTGAACGGTGATCAGTCGGCTGTGAAACTCATTGCCGCTGGGGTGTTGATTTCCAGAAGCAGGACGGTCCCTACGGCGCCGGCCTTGCGAATCGCCCAGTTACCAGCGGTCAGGAGCAGCGAATTGCCAGCGGATGCTGTCTTGCCCCACTTCCCGGCATTCGGACCTGACTTGAAGTAGCGCAGGCTGTCGGTCACTGCCACGGCTTCAATCACCTCCAGGTAGATGGGCCCGCGGGTGAGGATGTTGACGGCGGCACCAATCGGGATGCCATCGGCGTAGGCACCGGAGGGGCCATCGCGTTCGGCGACTGCAGTCCGGGCAGTGAGCCCCAATATGGCGCCGGCGGCCGTGAGGGGAGTACAGCTGTTGTTGAGAAGTCCAGAACCGTTCAGCCTCACCGGAATCCCAAACGGAATCCGGGCTGCAGTTTCATTGTGCCCCGCACGAATCGCCGCCTCAGTTAGGTCGGCGATTTGGCCCGGGAGGCCGCGATCGGCAGCCAGAGGGTACGCAATCTGGGCCCCGTCATCAACGGAGCTTGCATTTGGAGTAACGATCAAGGCCATGGTCAGTTAGCGAGAGGACAGATAACTAAAGATTTGTCAGTTGCTGGCCAACGGTTGTCGAGAAGCACTTTCAAGCCGTTGTTTATATCCTTCGCGGGGATCCGAAGTGGTCTCTCCCGAAGTTTTGCCAAGCAGGAGCTCCAGAGCGGATGAGTGGTCCAGGCGGTTGGGGCTGGTGTTGGCATCGCAGTAGGTGTCGAATGCCGCGGCCACGTATTCGTCGGATTTACTATCGAAGCGCTCGATCGCCACACCCGATTTCTGCATTGCTTCCAGTTGCAGTTGTCGCGGCGATAGGCCGGAATGGTCGATTCGTTCACCGGCCAATTCATTGGCCCGCTCCAGCAGCTCCAGCTTTTCGGTGACCAGCGCATCGAGATCGATCTCGCTGGAATCGAGCCTGGTGTCCAGATCTGCTTCCAGTTCGGCGAGCCGTTCGCTGATCGCATCCATCCGGCCGAGATCCGTCTGGTGTGCCCGCTCGCTGTCAGCCAGCGCGGTCACCACCCGCTCGTATTCCTGCCGTGACACCACGCTGTCACTACGGCGACGCCTGGCCATCGGCTTTTTGGGCTTTTGCATTTCGTCGGGTTCCATGCCCTCCTCGTCAGAGGTTTCCTCGGGGTCGCCGTCGGGGTCATCTTCAGGATCCATCGCCATTTCCTGGATGGGCATGGAGCGTTGCTTGCCATCCGAGCGGCTTTGGCCCGCCAGGGCGGTGGCCAAGGTCGCGGTGGCGCTGGACAGTGCTGCAACAGCCGTGGTCATTTCATGGGCCTCCAAGGGGGGGGGTGATGGCGGAGAGGGGGGTGGTGGATCGATCGAGAATGCGGAATCCATGTGCAAGCGGACCTCAGACCCAGATCGGCCTTCCCTGGTCACCGCCAAATGGTTTCCCACGATGCGTCGCTGGATCGCGTCGTATTGCTCACCTGTGGCCGTAACCCCTGGTGTGCGATCGATCTGAACGCGATAGCCAATCGACAATTCCCTGGCATCGCCGCGTTCAACGGCGGCGATGAGTTCGGCGTCTGTGAGGATGACGACGCCTTTGACAAAACCGTTGTCGTACTTGACTTCGGTTCCAGTCGATCCGCGTTGATACTGCCGAGTGTTGGCAGGGGTCAGCAGCTCTGGGGGATGCTCATGGGTGACGGGCAATCCCCCAAGCGAAAGAATTGAGTCGCGATGAGCAACCTCTTCTTCCGGGCGATATTCGACCTGGGTGCTGCCGTCCGCTCGCTTGTAGGAGAGACAACCGACGCGGCTGAAGGTTCCACGGACACGCAAGAACCCATCTGGGGTTTTCTCCCAGTTGGGGCTAATGGCGCCACGGTCAAACCTCCATTCCTCGCTCACACCACCCAGTTCGGATGAGATACCAAACTGCGGGTTTCCTTAGCCTGAATCGTGTTTTATTCCGCATCGGCATGTTTGAGGACCGCCCGTTTGTGGTCCCTCCTGCCCCGTACGTCCGGCGGGAGATGGGCGGCCGCATCCGAACCGCCCGCCACCGGCGGGGCCTCACCCAGGCCCAGCTGGCTGAATGCGCCGGTGTCGGCCAGCCCTGGATCGCCAAACTTGAGCTAGGCAGGGCCTCGGCATCCCCGGCGCAGATCAGGGTGATCTGCCAGGTGCTGCAGGTATCGGCCGATGCCCTGCTGGCCCTCTAATCGGTGCCGCCGTCTAAATCCTTGGAGTCCAGCTCCAGCATGGTCTTCACTTCGCTGGCGACGTTGTCCCAGTTGATCGGGGCTTCGGTGGCGGGAGATTCGGATTTTTGCTCGGGTTCAGTTTGCCCTGGCTGCTTTCTCGGCTTCTGAGGCGTGTTGCGTTCCAAGGCGGCCATGAAGCGATCAATGCGGACACCCCTTGCATCATTACGCTTTGGGGCGTCGGCAAAGTGCTCTGCGCGCACGGCGGCCAATAGCCGATCAAAGGCTGGCGCCATTGCTGCGGACTGCTCAGCAGTCGGCCATAGCAAAGAGTCGGGGGTCTGCGTCAGATAGGTGTTCGCCCGGCCAAGGGCCTGCAGCTTGCGGTCAATGTGGGCTTCAAATGATCGAGCGAACATCTCTGGCCGCGAACGCCAGTAGTCCTCATTGAAGGCCATGGCCCTTTTCAGGCCCCTGGACTCCTTATCCACTTGATCCATGAAGCCCGATGTGACATGGGCCTCTTTCACGGCCTTCATCGCGTCGATCACCGGGGATGGGTTTTTGGGATCCTTCTCCCACGGTTTGCCTGAGTTGGTGAGGAAAACGTGGTCCGGGTGGATCCTGTCGCTATTGGGGGCGCTGCTCGCCGCCACCCCGGCCTTCAGCCCCAGGTAGTTGTCGAGAGCGTGGCCCCATTCGTGGGAAAGGGTGCCGATGCCCCGTTTGCGGGTGAGGTTGATCACCTTGAGCTTTGGC